CATAAGCACTCTAAACCTCGCCTTGCTCTGTAATACTTTTTTCTGCGCCTCGTGTGGAGTCGGTAGGATAATCTCCATTGGCAAATTTTATAGTTATTTCAGTATCTTGTTTTATGTCAGCCGATTCTTTTGGCTTGCCAAATACTCTACTTAATAAAGTTTCTATTGAATATAAAGAGCCGTTCTTTAAAGACTTGTTCATTGCTCCAGCAATTGTCTTTTCTAATATTGAACTTTCGGGATTATCAAATATCTCTTTAAGTTGGTCAATATTCATAGCAAGCATTTTACGAATCGTTATTCCAATCTCGGTCATATTATAACCTGATTCTTTTAATAGCGTAACGTATTTCTTTGGTCGACCATTTGGATTGCCTGATTGACCTTTCTTAAAACTTACTAAATTTTGTTCGTTTGCCATATCTCTCCGTTTCTTTTAATTATTAATGTTGGGTCTAACTTAATCATTCGGTCAACTATTACTTGGCAATACTTAGGGTCTAATTCCATTCCATAGCATTTACGATTTAATTGATGTGATGCAACCATTGTAGAACCAGAACCTAAAAATAAGTCTAAAACCAAATCGTTTGATTGGCTTGAATTATTCAACACTATTTCAAGTAATTCAATCGGTTTCATAGTCGGATGTTCGCCATTGCGAGGTGGTTTATTGCACTCTATAATAGTTGACTTGTCAAATTTACCATACCATTTATGCGCTGCGCCCTCTTTCCAGCCATAAAGGATTGGTTCATGTTTATAATTGTAATCTTTTCTACCCATTACAATGCTATTCTTCAGCCATATTAAAATCGACTGCAATTTAAAACCACTACTTAAAAATGCATTTAAAAAAGCACCATCTTCAATAGGACAAAAAACATATATTGGCGAACCTTCTTTTAGTTCAATTAATGAGCAACTAAAAAACGAATTTAAAAAGTCTTTGAAATCTGCATTAGACATCTTATCATTTTGAATAGTCATTGCTTCTTTTGTTTTACCTTCGTAAGCAACATTATAAGGTGGGTCTGTTACCATTATATCTGCTTTATGACCGTTCATTAATTTAGCAACTGCATTACTATCTGTTGAATCTCCACAAAGCAAACGATGTTTTCCAATCTCAAATAAATCTCCTAAAACAATATCCGTTTCAATTCCACCATCAGGTACATCAAAATCATCTTCTTCAGCAGTTCCTAAATCATCAATTACAAAATTAGGTATATCTAATCCCCACTCAACTAATTCTTTAGCATCCCATTCGTTGGCAAGCATATCCCAATCCCATTCTCCGTAACCTACATTGTCTTTAATTATAAATGCCTTCTGTTGTTCTTCGTTTAAATCACTTGCCTTTATTACTGGTACTTCTTTCAATCCAGCTTCCTTGCAAGCCTTCAATCGCATATTCCCGCCAAGAACTATCATATCATCGTTAACGACAATAGGTCTTAAAGATAGCATTTGCGGAAATTCCTTAATCGATGCTACTAACTTTTTAAATTTGTCATCCTTGATAATTCTCGGATTGTTTGGATTCGACTTTATGTCGGTCAGTTTGGTTGTTGTGATATTCATTTTTTAAATAGTAAGGACCACTCGGTCGGTAAAGTTAATTTTTTATAAAGTAGAAATCCAAATTGAGAAAAGAATTTAATCCATTCTTCTTCAGATTTAATATTAATATGCCCCCATGAAGCATCTTGCTCGGGAGTTGTGAAATACGGAGTTGATGAAAATAAAAAATATTCGCAATTAATATTCTTTAGGTAATCTTTAATTTGCTTATCCGTTAAATGCTCCATTACTTCTATGCTAACAATCATTTGGCAATTCTTAGGATAGTCAGTAATTTCTTGTAATATAACTCCTCTATTATAAGCATATTCCTGATGATATTTATTAGGCTCAATGCCATAATAATTAATACCTTTCTTTTGTAAGCATTCTCCTAAAGTTCCCATACCGGCACCTATCTCAATTATGTCTTTAGCATATTCAGAAATTATGTTTGCCGTTGCATCCATTAAATTATAATAATTAGGATTTTCGGGAGTTATTCCAGCTTGTACTTCAATATCAAAAAATTCCTTATCAGTTACCCTCATTCTATCAGTTTAGAATAAATAGCAAATCTATCCTCATTAATTTTAAATAGGTCATAATGCTCCCTAACATATTCAGCATTAGCCTCGCCAAAATCCGTTCTCATTTGTTTTGAGAATGCCATTCGTTTAATATCTCGTTCCCAATTATCAACCCAACATACCGTTGGAATATCATCGTAAGGCGCTCGCTTTATTGCCATTATTGGAATCCGTTTTGCTCCAGCTTCTAATGCCTTTAGATTCGATTTTAACCGATTAAATTTATTATCAAGTAAAGGTGTTATTAATATATCCGCCTCATTGTAAAAATTCATATACAAATCTACTGGCATTGATTCTAAAATCTTATAATTAAGTTTCTCATTTGCAGTAAACCAATTGCCCATTTGTTTCCAATGCCATTCGTTTAATTTATTCCAACCGCATAAAAGCATCCTTGTTGATTCCCGAAATGATTTGGACTTTGATAATTCATAAATCGGATTCTTTAATTGCCTCATATCAGGGAAATGAGTGATACTTCCAGTATGCGCAATGGTAACAAATTCGTTTACATTTCTTGTCGCAGTAAATTGGTCTTTGTCAAAAGGTAACGCATTAGGTAAAATATAGCAATTAGGATTTATCTTAATTATCTCAAGCCTTAATCGATTGTGAGTTGTCGTAACCACATCCGCCACTTTAATATAATTCTTAATTACTTGAGTGACTCCTAATGACCGATAGGTTGGCGCAGATAAATGCTGAGAAAATAACTCCCAATAGTCGTCAATATCGACAACCAATTTAAAGCCTAACTTAGCCTTCCATTTTAATAAATCGAGCAATGGTATCAATTCGCAAAATCGATTAACTACGACCACGTTTATCGCCTTCTCAATCAGCATCTCTTCGGTCATTGTATCCGTGATAATACAATACTCCTTTTTCATTACGGATAATGGCAATGCTAATCGATGGTAAGTGACTCCTGAATGTCTACTTCCGACTGCGCAGATTCTTAGTTTGGACATCGTTTGGTTTTGGTTGGTTGAGTTTTGCAATATACTTTATTCCTTCGTAATGAGCCGACAATCTTTTAAGCATATCGAATACGCAAGAGCCACACCACGAATTGAAGTTAAAATCTTTGTTTACATATTTACGATATAAACTCGCATATTCTTCAAGTATTTCTCGGTCAATGTTTTTGGTAAACCCTAAAGCAACTGCTTCAAAGTTTATTATATTGGCTTCTATAAATGCTATCTCTTTCTCGGTCATAGTTTATTAATTAATCGGTAAATGACTGCCCCTAATATTCCTGAACTAAACACGATTGCAATCCATTCTTGAAATTGCAAAGGAACGACAATTAAAACAATAGCGCTCCAGGTACTTAAACAAGGAGTGCAACTAAACGGTTTAAAGTTTAGTCCGAATGACTGATATAAATTTGTCATTGTAAAAAAAACTGCAAAGGAAACGGCTGCGATTATCGTTATCATCTATTTGTTTGATAAATTTCATCCTTAACTAAACTCCAGTAAGCCTTATCATCTGCCTTTAATTTCTGCTCAAGAATTAATGAACAAAAGTACAAAGCTAATTCGAAAGCAAATGCTTTATTGCCACAAAAATAAAGGGCATTAATTAACAAACTTTTTGCTTTCTCATCAGGCTTCATCTCTTATTTTCTTTTTAATGTTTGAAATCGTTTTGACAATGGACATATACGGAATACCAGTCTTTCTCGAAATCTCAGTTTGATTAAAATTTAATTCGACATAAGTATCAAGTAACATATCCTCATACCAAGATAGTTCTTTTCGTGCTACCTCTACTCGATTAAATAGCTTTTCTTTGTATTCCTTTGATTCATCCTCAATCTGCACTAATTCGTGAACCTCATCAATGCTTTCAAACTTGGCTCTGAAATGCCTAAAGAATGGTTGATTCATTCCAGTACTATAAATCATATTTAGCATACATCTGACCAACCAATATTTCAATCCACTTGTTCCGTTGTTATTGTATATCGACCAAAATTTGTCTTCAGATATTGAGCAAAGATTTAAAAACATTTCTTGCTTTAATTCTTCCCTTAAATTTGCTGGTTGCATTTTCATCAAGGCTTGCTTAATCTCCTTTGAATTATAAAGCTCTTCAATGATTTGCGACCTGGTCATTCCTTTGATTTTCTGATTATTTCAAAAATAAAATAAACGATAAAAGCCACCTCGATAATTCCTACCGCAATGGCTTCCCAAATTAACCTTTCCACTTTTCGAGTTCCCGATTTAAATACCATTGAGCCTTTTCCAAATCTTGCTTCTTGTTTCCTTTCTTATCTGCTCTGAGAATGTATTTAACTACGTTACCTAAGTTGAATCCTAACTCAAAAGACTCAATTACTTCGATTGATTCAATGCCTCCTTTGCTTTTGTAATGCGGAGGCTGATTAACTAAGTCGACCTCTTCTTTGATAACTCCTTGATAATTAATCTTTTCCATATGCAAAGTTTACATTATAATCCGTGCTTTTCCAAATAATCCTTAATCTTTTTTGTTTGTCGGTAAGCTGGATATGAAGCACCGCTTTCCATTTTGATTCTATTTAGGTTTATTTCTAGGCTATAATTTAAATCGTGATAGGTTGCGCCTTCGATAACTACTTGGATTGTAGGTCGTTGTATTCTCATTGTAATCCATTTGATAGCACTTAAATGATTATCTTTCATTTAGTCCGTACAATATCCAGCTTGACATCCGCTTCCAGTTCCAAAGAAAAAGTCTTGTTGTAATCCTATTTTTTTAAATTGTTCGTAAGTACCTTCCTTTTTAAATCGTTTCGATTTTGTTTCTTGGTCTGCAAACCATTGCATCTTTTCAGTTTCTAAATCCCAATTCTTTCTTAATTGTTGTAATGGCTTATGGAAGCATCCCACACAATTTGAATCCTCAGGAAATATTAATTGAGTTGTGTCAACCCATTTTTTAACATCGTAATGAGTAACTCTATTTTCTATCAATGGGAAATAACCTTCTCGCCATTCTATTTCTTCCCACTTGTTTCTTACCCCCCCCCCTTGCTTACCTACTATTCCCTTAAATGAAGTACTTAGCCTTTCTGCTCTTTCTATTTCATCATATCTAAATCCAATACCCATCTTCACTTTTTCTCCAATGTGTTTAAACCACCAATCCCAAATAGGTCGCATCTTCATTTCGGTTGTGCAAAATCTCCATTGTTGATTTGGTAAACCTTTCCCTCCAGTTGCTTTTCGATTAACTTCTTCAAATGTATTTCCCGTTACCCATATAATTTCTTTACCTATTAATTGCTCCAAATCAATTACTGCTTTTAAAGTTATATCCGATTCAGCAGTTGCTATAAATTCTTCTCCTATTTTGTCAGATATAAACTGAATTAACTTTAAATCCTTAGGAGTGCATCTTTTGTCTTCAATCCTAATTAAAGAAAATAGATTATAATCAGCTGGATAATGATAAGCAAGGTAACTTGAGGTTTTGCCTCCACTTAAAGAATTAATTGATTTCATATCTCATCCGCTTTAAATCTCCTAATCAAACTCTCGCAGTCTTCAATCGACCTTACAACTGCATAGTAATACCCGTGATTAATGGCTATCTGCTCGAATGCTTTTTGGTTTGGTTGCTGAGTTCCTTTCTCAATCTTAACCTCAACAAATAAACCTTTCCATCGTTTATTTGAAACCATCCAAAACATATCAGCCACTCCAGCCTTTGCTCCTTCCATCTTTAGTTTGATAGCAACTAGCCTATGCCTTGCGCCTCCGTTTGGAATCGCATAATAGTAAAAGTCCTGAGTCCATTCCAACCATTTACAAATTGCCACCTGGAGTTTATGTTCGTGTTCGTTTCTCATTGTCAAGTTATATCTTTACTTTATACCCTTGTGCATATAAAAGATTTGAAATTGTGCATATTATACCCTTTAGCATATAAATAACATTAAACATATTTTACAAATACATAGTCGTTTTACAAATTCTATTTTTGGTTATGCAAGAATTCTCCAATCACTTCGGCTTCATCAATTATCCAATGCTCAAACTGAGTTTCAGTAAACGTTGCCCCAATCACTAAAGTTTTAAGTGCATGGAAGTAATCATCCAAGTCAACATCAATATGGTCGAACTCTACCGAAATAATCTTGCCATCTATTTCAAGGCTTAACTTTGTTTTTTTATTGTTCATAAGTTCTATTGTAATATTGTTCTGCATAAACTTTTGATTCTTCTAATGTACCTGAATCTTCACATATTATATAAGCATCTTTTATTTGCTCTTTCTCAATTGCTTTAGCTTTCTTATAAGCGTCTACTAAAAGTAAATTTTGTAATCCATGTGTTGATACTTCTCCAAGTATTTCGCTAATTTCCCTTAAAAGATAATCTACCGCTGTTTTTTTAATTGTCATTGCTATTATATTTTAATCTTCCGTGACTTGTGTATAACCGTAAATCTATCGTATCCGTATAAATATCCTCAGATTCGGAAATTCCGAATACCCACTTCGGCTCATTATTTTTTTCTATTGTCCGATTATTTTTAATCGCATTATAATAAGCATAGCAAATCAATGCCAGCGCAGTTCCATAAATTAGTTTTCTTTTCATTATTCGTTTGGTTTAATAGTTCCATCATTATCGATATGACAATCAAATGTAACTAAAGAATTTATAAATTTAATATACCCTTGAGTTTTGCAGTGCATTTTACGTTCTTCAATATCCTGAATGTTAGAATATTTATTCCAAAGTTCAATTCGTTCTTGTTTTGATATTGTCGGAATCTTAAATTGTTCCAGGTAATCAAATAGGATTGATAATCCTCCAGCAATAAACGTAAATTTCTTGTCGTTCTTCTCGCAGAATCTAATTTGATTTGCATACTCGTTAGCCGTGTCAATTGATTGCTTCTTTAATTCTTGGTCAGTTGGTTTTTCTTTCACTTGCTCTATTGGTTTAGGTAAGTTTTTAATCTCTTGTCTTGCATACTCCAGGTAAGCGTTCATAATTCTTCCAAAATATTCACATGAGAAATTCTCATAGCATTTAGAATCAATATTTAACTTCCCAGCGACTGCCATTTCAAAAGCAAGTTTTATTTCTTCAGGAGTATTATTTCCAAAATTAGATTTTACAAAATTAGTCAATACAAACTTTTCTTCTTCGGTTGGTAAATTACTTCCACGTAAGCCAACTAAAAGCATCGAATAACGTAATGCTTGCTTTATATCTTCTTCGTTCCTTATTCGCAAACTATTTGTACTCTGCGCTTGTTGTATTGCTATTGCATTACCACTTCCGTAAGGCTTCCATTCTTGCGGCACTTGTTCCGAGTTTCTCAGTTGTATTTCCATTTTCTATTTGTTGTTTAGGTTCAAATAATCCTTGATAATTATTAGATATAGAATTGTTAATTGCTTTTTCTAATTCATCGTTACTTTTATTTCCCCAATCTACCAATAATTGATTAATTCCTGATTCTGTATAATTTGATTTTTTTTCTTTTTTATATTTAACCCATTTAATAAATAATTCATTTCTTATTGGGTCTAAAGAATAAATTTTACTTTCATTTACTTTACTTTCTTTTTCTTTACTTTCCTTTCCTTTACTTTCCTTTGTTGAACGGTCGTTGAACGGTTGTTGAACGGTCGTTGAAATTTCTATTATTTTTCTTTTGTCTGCGCTCTTTTGTCCAGCAATTTTACGTTGTTCTTTCATCTTAAAATATGGCTCTAAATAAACCAACATCTTAGGACTAAAGAATTTTTGCTCTTCATCAATCTCAAACAATCCGTAGTTACAAATCGCAACTCTGACCTTTGCTTCAGATACGTTAAATTCTTCAGCTAACAAATCCAAATCCTCTAAAGGATACATTAAGTCTTGTTGTTCTCTTAACGTTTCTAATAGCATAAAATAAATGCCATACCCTTCCGTGCCAAGTTCCTTTCGCAACCTACGGATTTTCCTATCGTGTCTTGCATTACAAAAATGAGGGAAATAAAATGCTTCTTTTTCCATTTGGAATTTTATAAAATAAAAATGCCTCATAAATCCATTGGCTCTCGACTTCCAATTTCATTATAAGGCACTTAAGACTTTTAATCGCTATAATGTCGAGAGGCGATTGTTTACAAATATAAAAAAACTAAACCGATTTACAAAGTCTTTTAAGAAAATATCCAGCATAAATCGGATGGTCGCTTTCAAATAGCCTAGCATAGTCTGAAGTGTAATTGTTATTCAATTTATACCCATCATTACCTTCGACCATTGTGTTCCATCGGATGACTTCGAATATCTGCTTTGCTCCAAGTCTAATGTATCCTCGATTAATTAGTTGGAATGCTAAACGTTTAAACTCCTGGTACACTTGGGGATTGTCGGCATGATATTTTTTGAAGCTTGTTTTCATTTGGTTTAAATTTTGAGGTTTGATATAATTTCTTGTAATCCTTTTTTAACTCTTTTGTCAAATGGTCTTGCCATTGGTTGAACGTAAGTGCTTTCATCTTAATAAATCTACAATTAAATAAAATATCCAAGTGGCAATTATTCCCACGATGCCTACCATCGTGAGAAATTCTGCCGTTTCAGTTGAGTTATTGGATTTGCCTTGATTTTTCATCTTGCATTTGTTTAGATATCATTTGAACTTCTCTCATTACTTCGGGATATTTAACGTATCCTTGCTCCTTGTTTCTAAGATTCCAGTAAACAACTTGCTGAACATTCTGAACGTTCCATTCTCTTGCGCTAAAAGGTAAAATACCTTTCTTATTTAAACTATCGGCAACCGCCTGATGTATAATATTTTTCTTTATTTTAATAATCATAGTATTGTTTTTTTGATTGATGTTGTACTTGATTTAGCTGGTGGATAAAACTCAAACGATTCGCCCGTTTCCTCATCCACCGTAATTGTCTTATTCTTGATTCCTTTGCAAAATTTCTCGACTTCCTTTTGTTTTTCTTTTAACTCATCGATTTGGTCTTGTAAATCCACCCATTGCTTGGTTGCACTAAAGTCGTATTTCGTTCCAACCTCAGCCACTTGCATCTCAACATTGTGAACTTCGAATCGACCTTTGTCATATTTTAATAGTTCATCAACTGCGCTTTCCTTTAAAGTCTTCTCTAGTTCAGAAAATAGCAACTGATACTTCGATGCGATTGCAAGCAAAGACTTTATGTCCTTGCCACCTTCTTTGACTCCCTCATTAATCAAATGAACCAAGTGATTAATCTGAGCCTTGCTCATGTCTTGAATAGGATTATGACCGAATAAACCTATCTCGAATTGTTGTGGATTAAATTGTATCTCTTCCATAGTTAAATTCATTTATAAACTCTTGTGAAAATCTTTTATCTTTTACTGCATTATCAAAACATTGTTTTGTTATGTTCATTTCAAATTTTAATGTATCCTCAGAAGCATTAATTAATTTTTTTAAATGAACTTCCAGGAATGCTCTTTCATAAGATTGCTGGTATTTTATTTCGTGTTCTTCCATAATTAAAAAGGTAAATCGTTAATTACTAATTCAGCACTCGGAGAATCAAATACTGGCGCTGGTTTTGAAGCTTGAGTGCTGAATCCTTCCGTTCCTTTGATTTTAAAGTTGCCCAAGATTGGTGCATTACTTTCGGGAGTCTTAACTCCATCTTGCGTTACGAAACCATAGTTCCCGTAATTGTCAGCATCCTCTTTTAAGAATCCGCTAATGTTTAGGTAAGTACCTTTCTTACCTTTGTACAATTTAGACTTATCTAATAAGTCTACGTTGATTGAAATTGAAACTAATTTGCTCATTTGATTATTGATTAATTGTGAAACTTAATTTTTTAGTTGTTAACAATGGTAATATATTAGAATTTGATTTAATGTCAGCCAAGTGGTCATTGTAGAATGACTTGCACCCCTCGATTGAATCAAGACTATCTATAATAGTTTTATAGTATTGTAATGGTTTAGGTTGCGCTTGTAAAGGCTTAGCCTCCTCTTTGCCGTGAGTATTTGTAGCATCGGAATCTTTCGTGTCATCCAATGCAAAGAGTCCGTTAAGCGCATACTTCCTGGCATAAGAAGAACTTGCTCCAGTGACCTGGCTTCCATCCATTCCTTTTTTACTTTCTTCTTCTCTTGCATATCCATCCGTAGAATACGTTTCCTTGCCGTTTGAGAGAGTCGCAGTAGCTTTGATGTAATATCTATCTCCCACGTTAATTATCGTGTCGGAAATCGTAATAGAATAACCCATCGGGTTAACCACTTGCTTGACTGCTTCAAGGATATCTTCAGCACTTCGATAGTTGTATTTACCGAATGAATTGAATTGTCCTTTAGGTGCTTTTACCTTTGCTTGAATTTCTGCTAATTTGTTTTCCATTTTAGTCTAAGATTAATTGTTGAAATTTTGATTTGTAAACTCTTTCCTCTCTGCAAACTGCTGCCCAAAAGTCTTCCAGTTCGTCAAAAAACCAGGTGCAAGTATAGAACCCAGCTTTATCTTTGAATTTTGCTTTATACTTTTTCATAGTCCTGAGATTATTGGGATAATGTGCCAAAATAAAAGATATCCAAATATTGCGATTGCAATGCTACCAAGTAAACCTTCACGGTCAGTTTGATAAAAGTCTTTGATGTACTCGATTGTTTTTTTCATTTGATTGTTGGTTTAAGATTGCCGAAGAATCCGCTTCGGCTCGGGTTATTATTATTGATTTGCCCAAACTTCTAAATCTTGATATCTTATAATTTCATTATTAAAAAACATTAAATCTATTTTACTATCACTCCAAAAACCAGGATGCATTTTTACTAAATTAGTTTGTGTTGCTTGGATTTTTTTTGAAATTCCTGATAATGTACCTGACCACTCTAATCCTTTATTTAAACTTGTAAAATACCCGATAGAATCATATTCATTTCCATCTGCAAAAAGTTGTTCACTATCGCCCCACATTTGTCCTTTAATAATTAATTTGATTGCTTCAATTTGATTTTGATTGAAGATTGAAAAGTGTTTGTCAATTGTTGAATTTTCCATTTTTTGATTGGTTTAAGTTTATTATTTGTTTTTGTTGAGACAAATATATACCTAATATTTTAAATAAAAAAACTTTTTATAAAATTATTTTAATTATTTATTTAACGGTCGTATAAAACAAAAATCCCCACCGATATGACCGATAGGGATTCTATTACTTAAACCTATTTAAACTTATGAAAATCAAATATAAGTATTTTTAAATTCTAATGCTTCTTCTTTGCTATTAAAATATCCTAATGATTTTTGTAATCCATTAATATTTAATCTTAATCTCCATT